CTCAGTTGATGGCAGCGTTCCGTGAATATTTCGCGGCAAACCAACGCTGGATCAACGAAGGTACCAAACGTGCCTGTATGGACACTCGTTTTTGGATGAGTGAAATCAGGCGCTTGTGCTCTCTCAGACGCAAAGATTTGATGGACTGGCGTCGCTGGAAGAATCTAGACATGGCAGAAAAGAAAGCGGCTAGGGCCGCTCAAAAGGCTCAGAAGGCAAGGGGTGATCGTGATAACTAAGTTCGATGTCATGGACTTATCAAGATCAGACCGTAGAAGAATTACCTGAAGACTGTGTGGGCTTCGTATATATTATTACGAATAGTCAAACTGGTCGTAAGTACATAGGCAAAAAATTAGCAAAATTCTCAAAAACCACATATAAAACAGTAAAACTCAAGAACGGCACCAAGAAGAAAAAAAGAATCCGCAGCAAGATTGACTCAGATTGGCGTGAATACTACGGTAGCTCACCTGAATTGACCAAGGATGTTGTGGCGTTAGGCACAGAAAATTTCGCAAGAGAAATACTTTTTTACTGTAAATCCAAAGCAGAATGCTCCTACATAGAGGCTCGTGAACAGTTTAGCAGACGTGTGCTAGAATCAAATGACTATTATAATGGTCATATTCAAGTGCGTGTACACGGTTCACACATTCGTAAACTTCAAGAAAACTAGGCAAAATAAAGCCAAATAAGCCCGCACCGGCGATATATATGTGCCCTGAATCCGCTCTGATGTGTGGCGGCAAGGAACTCTAATTGGCTTAGAGTAGCAGTTTCACTACCCGCAAGGATGATGATGGGATATGCCTTTAACCCGTTTGAACTGTAAGAAAAGAATAGTAGTAGGCTAAAAGAAGGGAGAAAAACCCTACGTTTGTGTATGTGTTAGCGTGTGTACACAAGCCGCCGTCGTATAAAGACGCACTTCGAGGTACCGGACGACCGCCTCTGTAATAGTGTAACGCTAGTGTGACATGTGCAACTCAGATAATGTCCATTACTTTGCCCGCCAGGGCAAAGTGTGACTGAACAATCTAGATAATATCTAAGTGCTTCGCACTTAATAGTTCTAAATAAAGATAACAATAAGTTCGAGCGAAAGCGAAGAACAGAAGAACGCAAGTTCTTCTTACAAGGGTAGATAAATATCACTATGAAAGTTTATGAAATAATCGCTACTGAAGGCACACTGGCATCGTTATGGAAAGGCGCTAAAGGTCTTTACAAAGGAACATCAAATGCAGGTAAATCTGTTGCGTCAGCAACATTACCAGCGGCAGCAGGTGTAGCAACAACAGCTACTGAAACACTTACCAAGTTATTAACTGCCCTTACGGCTTTAGGTCTAGGTGCTAGCATCTATAGATATCGTAGCCACATGAGTACTAATAAAGAACTACTTGATGCTGGAGAAATTAGCAAAGAAGAGTTTGATAGTCGGAGACAAGCTGAAGTTGCAGTCTTAACAGAAAGCATTGCGGCTACCCTTGCTGGAAAATTTGTCAGCTATGTTGCTCTAGGGCCATTAAGACTTGCGCTTAATCTAATTCCGGGCACAGGTAAAATAGTTAAACTATTACACCTGACAGATGCGGCCGCTGGCGCGGCAGTAATTGGGTTCCTTAATACACAAACTGGCCGCGAGATGTTGGCCAAGACTTTAACACTGCCTATCATCGGTGAAGCTGTAGAGACTGTGTTTGGCGCGGGCCCAGAATACATTATTTCAAGTTTTGAAGGTATGATCCGAAAGGCTATTGGTGCAGAACCTGACAAGTATGCTCCGGGCAATTACGATAAGTTTAAAAAGCCTAGTTCAGGTATTGACAGTACTAGCGGAGATAGCGCATTAGCTTTACCTGGTGATGATGCTAGTATTAGGGCAGGATGGCAGCCTGGTACAGGCTTTACTAAAACTAAGAATTAAATCAACGGCATTTGAGCGTTCTTGCTCGCTTCTAGATTTTCTTTAACTACAGAATACATTGCTTCACGATCTTCGTTAGAATAGACGTGTAATAGTTCTTGCAGTGTAACACCCCCACGCATAAACCAACTAAGTCTACTGAGTTCTTCTTTGAATAACTTAATATCTTTTTCTAGCCTAACCAAGTATTCTTCAATTTCTTGGCTTGATAACCTAGTTAGGCGTTGCCGAAAAAATTAGATTGATCCAGGAATATATTAATTTTATCTTCAGTTGAACATGCTTCACACAATACTGTAAAAGCAGGAGTGTCCCATGCTTTTTGATTCTTAACAATCTGGTCACGTATTTTTAAAAAAACTTCTTTATCTGAATTTTCAAGCCACTCTTTGATCCATGCACGTTCAGTAACTATAGTACTGCCGGCATTTACTGATTCTATACCGCTAGAATAGATTTCTTTTTGTAGTTCAGCCATTTGTTCAAATAATGAATTCATTGCTTTTTTACGTTCATCGTCATCGGTTATATCGGCAGTTTGATTCATTTGACGTTGTAGAGAAAAGTTTTGTTCTGCAAACTGCGATGATGTACGATAAGTTAGCGGGCGTATGTAGACTTTATATTCATCAAATACTATTTCATTATCGTATTGACAAGTTTTATAGTGATCAATTACAGTGCTTAGATCTAAATCATAATCGTTTTCTGCACTACATTTACTACAGGTATGTGTAGTGCTAATCATGTTACCGTATGTAGCAATACGGATGGCTGCTAGTACTGCTTCTAAGTCTATGTTAGTAAGTTCCCACCCGTCTTTGATATTAGGGCAACAGCTTTCAATTACAGTTACAGTACTTTCCCCTGTAAGTAGTGCATCAGGAGTTTTTAACATAATTTCATCCATGCCAGTCATGCCAAATACGGGCATATGGTCAGCATCAACTATGGTGCCGGGGGCATTATAAATGCCTTTTGAAGGTAAACCAATGTAGATCTTAGGTTGTCTAAAATACTTTTGTAACGGATTTGTGGCCATATTGGGCTCCTGATAAATATAACTTATACCCGTGTATTTATATACGCACTTTTTAAGGAAAAAATAATGACTCTAGGAGAAATGGACCCTCAAGACTTTGCGAGGATGAATGCTGAGACATTAAAATCTGTCTTGGGCGGCCGCCAAGATGGAGGCGGAGGTGGCGGGTCAGGAAGCGGGTCAGGAAGCGGAGTTTTATCAGATTCTATAAATGGAGTAGTTAATGCTACTGCAAAGTTTAGTACTGGACAATATCAAGCAGCTGATGCACTTGGTAATGCAAATGCAGTACTTGGTAGATTACCTGGTGTAGGCAACATCGTTGCTAACACATTTGATAAAGTAGGTAAAACAGGATTAGAAATTAATCAAGCACTTAACGATGCGGGGCAGGCAGGTGGCGGATTTGGGAATCGATTAGGCGAAGCTGCTGAAACTGTACTTGGTGCTCGCATGACGTTCCAAGAGTATACAGATACTATTAGAAAGAATTCGACAACACTTACTGCGTTTGGTGGCAATGTAAGTGATTCTGCAAAAACTTTATTACAATTAGACAAACAAGTACAAGAAACTGGAATCGCTCGTACACTAGTAGAAGCTGGTGTTAGTCAGAAAGAAATTAACGATGCTACACTAGTCTATTATAAAAATGCAATTGGCATTAATAGATTAGACGAAAAAGGAAAACGAGACGCTGCGGAAAGTGCCGCACGATTTTCTGAAGAGTTAGATAAGAATGCTAGGTTATATGGTAAGCAACGCGACCAAGCAATGAAAGAAATTCAACAGCAACAAGAAAAAGCTAACGTACAAGCTACCTTGATGCAAATGGATTTAAAAAGCAGACAAAATTTTAGTGATATGCAAGCTGCCGTAAATCCGTTAGGTCCTAAATTTAGAGATATGGCTAGCGAGATAGCAGTCTACGGACAAGTTCGTAGCGAATCTAGTAGGATGATATTCAGTGCGTTAGGCCAAGCAGGTGTTGATTATCAAGCGGCTGTTAAAGCACAGATGGAAGCTCGTACGCCAGAAGCAAAAGCCGCGGCAGCTCGCCAGATGGAGGATGCTAAAGCTGCTATTGCTAAACGACAGCAAGAAAAGGATTACTTAGATGTAATAAGATTTAATACAGGTAAGTTTGGTACAGAAATAGGTGAGTCACTAACAGGTAACGCTGAGTTTATGTCTCGAGCATCCGCAGAACAACAAGCTAATGAAGAAAGAAGAGCAGGCAACGCAAAACTAAATGATGATGCCACATTTACTGCAAGGGTAAAACAAATCCAAGAAGAGAAAGCTGCTAAATCAAAAGCTGATAAAGAGGGAACCGATAAAGACGGCAAGGCTAATCCACAAGCAGCAGTAGGTCGAACTATTAACGACTTTAACGGCAGTATGAAAGATTTTAGTGCAGGGTTTGGTAAAACATTAAACAAAGCATCAACTGATGCTGGTACTGAAATTACAAAAGCAGGTAGCACACTATCAAACGCTATTAAAACTGCACTACATCCTAGAACAGCAGAAGAAGCTAATAAAGTATTTGATATTAACAATATAATTCCTGGTGGCGCTAATCCGTCAGCAAGAGGCAATTACGATCCATCAAAAGATGTTAAGGGTAAATCACATGCCATAGGTACACTAGGTAACTTTGGCGAATTCTTCCATGACTACGGCAAAGAAGGATTCCCGGCCACTCTACACGGTGAAGAAATGGTTCTGCCAAAGAATCAACTACCACAGTTTATGCAACAGTTCACTAGCCAAATGAAAGATAAGATCCCTAATCCTCAAGACATGCTAAAGCAGATACAAGGCGGTATGCAGGTGCCTAGCGAAGTTTCTGATATGGTTAAATCGACTGCTAAGGCCAGCCAAACCATGTCTGCACCAGCCGCAAGTGGCGGTAATGTTACTCTAGATCATTTACACGATGACCTACAACGCTTAAATAAGACTATGGAACTAATGGTAGCACATACGGAAACAATGAAAGATAATTCAGGCAGACAAGTTAAAGCCACAAAAGCAATGGCTGGTAACAAGTTAGCTTAAAGGATAATAGATGAGTTGGAAAAAATATTTCTCACCAGCACCGATTAGTAACGGTGCGTTGAGCCCAGTTAATGGAATGAATTCAAGTGGAAGCCGTCCAGGGCCAGCTCGTTCAAACTATTCAAGCTACTTACCAGATGTATATGCTGGTGCACCAAATCGCTCAGAACGCTACACACAATATGAAACAATGGACTCGGATCCAGAAGTTAACGCAGCCTTAGACATTTTAGCAGAGTTCTGTACACAAAAAAACAAAGATGGTAAAACTCCATTTACTTTGTTCTATCGACACAAAGCAACTAATTCAGAAATAAGAATCCTTGGCGAATACCTACAGCAGTGGGCCAAGCTACAAGCATTTGATACACGTATTTTCCGTATTGTTCGCAATACATTTAAGTACGGCGATGCATTCTTTATCCGCGATCCAGAAACACAAAAGTGGACCTATGTAGACCCAACTAAGATTACAAAAGTAATCGTAAACGAAAGCGAAGGTAAGAAACCTGAGCAGTATGTTATTAAAGATCTAGCACCAAATTTCCAAGATTTGATCGCTACAATGATTACACCTAATGTGAATCCACGTATTCCTAACGGTGGACTAGCTACTGGTGGATCCTATATGGGCGGTGGCAGTAGCGGTGGAGCAACTGGTAGCGCATACCCACAAAGTAGCAGCGGTAGTCGTTTTACTATCGGACAAACAGAACATGCAGTAGACGCAAAACACGTAGTTCATCTAAGTTTATCCGAAGGCTTAGACAATATGTTTCCATTTGGTAACAGCCTACTTGAAAACGTTTTTAAAGTTTATAAACAAAAAGAATTACTTGAAGATGCAATTTTAATCTATCGTATACAACGTGCTCCAGAGCGCAGAGTGTTTCATATTGATGTGGGTAATATGCCAGCACACATGGCTATGGCCTTTGTAGAACGTGTTAAAAACGAAATACATCAAAGACGCATTCCAAGTCAAACTGGCGGTGGGCAAAACGTTATTGATTCAGCTTACAACCCATTATCAATCAACGAAGACTACTTCTTTCCAACAACAGCAGAAGGACGTGGTAGTAAAGTAGAAACACTTCCGGGTGGTACAAACCTAGGTGAAATTGACGATTTAAAATATTTTACTAATAAATTATTCCGTGGCTTGCGTATTCCAAGTAGCTATTTGCCAACAGGTGCAGATGATAGCCAAGCGTCATATAATGACGGTCGCGTTGGCACAGCTTATATTCAAGAACTACGTTTTAACAAGTATTGTGAACGCTTACAATCACTAATTACTGAGAAATTTGATCAAGAATTTAAAATGTTTATGTACTCTAAAGGTGCTAACATTGATCCAAGTTTATTTGAAATTAGATTTAATCCTCCATTAAATTTTGCAAGTTCACGTCAGGCAGCATTAGATACAGAACGTATTAATACATTTAATACAATTCAAGCAGTTCCCTATATGAGTAAACGTTTTGCTCTTAAACGTTTCTTAGGATTAAATGACGACGAGATTGCAGAAAACGAACGTCTATGGGCTGAAGAAAGTGGTAAAGGTGAACCAACTGACACTGACGCTTCAGGCGAATTACGCTCTGCAGGATTATCAGCAGCAGGAATTGAAGCTGATTTATCGTCAGCAGAAGATACTAGCGCACCTGAAGATATGCAAGGCGCACCCGCAGAAGGCGATGCTGGTGTGGTACCTCCAGTAGGCGCTGCTCCAACATCTGCTCCAGCAGCATAAATATCATATGATCCTACGCGAACTATTCTACATAGATCCAGATACACGACGCACAGCTAATGATATGCGTTATGAACCTCACCGCGATTCAACCACAATGCACCGTAACGATACACGTAAAACTAGATTAAGTTTACGTCAAATCAATGAATTACGTAAGGCCAGTGAAGCACATATACTAGAACAGGAACAGGAATTAGATTTTGTACATTCAATGTATTTTACACCGCCTGCACCAGCAGCATAACTAATTTTATTAAAACGTGTCGTTTTGACGGCATTTAAGGTACTATTTTACATTTAGGCGTAAATATCTTACAGCCTTGTATAACCATCATTCACAGGAGAATAAACAATGACTGACCGTAACCAATTTGAAGCCATGCTTGAGGCATTGATCAATGAAGATCAAGAAACAGCAAAAGAGATTTTCCATAATATCGTAGTAGCTAAATCACGCGAAATCTATGAAGAATTATTAGAATCAGATTTTAGCGAAGGCCAAGATCAAGGTAACCCTTACCAAAACGAAGAAGCAGAAGAAGAAGAAGAGTCTGATGATTCTGAAGAGTCTGATGATTCTGAAGAAGGCGATGCAGACGCTAGTGACGAAGAAGGCGAAGAAGTAGACGGTGACGCCGGTGACGACTTTGTTAGCGACGTAGACAGCGAAGAAGACGACGCAGAAGGTGAAGAAGGTGATGGCGCAATTGAAGATCGCGTTATGGACCTAGAAGATGCTTTAGAAGATCTAAAAGCAGAATTTGAACAATTAATGAGTCACGAAGATGCTGAAGAAGCTGACCAT